CGAAACGATAAAGAGAAAACTACCTACAATTTCAATGGCCCAAAACCAACATTTTATTATGGCCCTTGACACAATCATCGAAACGAAATCTCCAGTTAAATTTGTTGTGAAACTTCCCGGGTAAAGTAATTCATATTCATGATTGTAGTCTTTGGCCATCTTAATAACTTCTTTTAAAATAAATAATTTGTTTGAACTAAAGTTTTTTTCCATTTTTCTCTCCTATGTTCACTTTTTGTTTTTGCATATATTTTTTTCCGAATGTATCAATCGCTTGAAACTCATAAGTAGTTGATTCTATTCTTTTTTGATTAGTTATTGGTTCGATATTTGCTTTAATAAAGTTATCAAATAGAAACTTTCTATACATCCAAGTTTTTGATTCGAACGGTGCTAAAGTCATCGGCAATTCTGATAACTTACCTAAATCATCATCAATTAGAAAAATAGCGCTTTTTATAATTTTTTTTCTAAAAAAACCTCTTTCCCACACTATAACTTTTATTGAAGATATTGTTATACTAAAATTACTGTAGTTATAAACTGTAAATGAAATTACAGATACTGGATCAATAACTGATTTATTTGGATGCATAATCAGCGTTTGTCCATTTATATCACTAACTTCCAACTTTCCTTTTCTTTTATCTTGCCTAAGAGCAAGCCATAACGCTACCCAAACCGCTCCAATTGTTCCAAGAGCATTTACCCAATTTACTAACTGTTCATTTTGCAAAACATTTTCCATAAACCATTGCATATTAACCACCCCAACTGAAACTTTAGTCATGAATACCGCTTTGAACAATAAACCACTTTAACATAAACATGTTTTATTTCTTCATTTAAACAAGTCAAAAATGCTAAAAGTTGTTTTCTTGTATACTTTATTTTTTATAGACTTAGAAGGTGATTTAACAAACCCAATCCCTTTTTTGCCGTACAATGGATTGACAGACTTTTTCACTGCTCTTTTTGCTTTCCCTGTAGTCCTGGCGGAAATTGATTTCTTTATGCTTGGTTTTCTCATGCCAATCTTCATATAATAAGCTCCTTTTTATATTGATATTACCAATTAATTATATGCTATTCAAATATTTTTTTATTTTGATAAAACCCGATCCGTATTATTCTTTTGATAATTTTATTTATACTTCAAAATTTTCTTTTAAGAACTGCTGAAGACTATTTCTCTCAATCCGAATATCTTGCGGACTCCAAACCTGTATTTTTAATCCCATAGAAATCCACTTGTTTAGTTTTTTATCTCCAATACCTAGAACCTGCTTGATGGTTTCTTTGTTTCCATACGGTGGTAGCTCAATAGTTTTTGTTAAAAGCTTCATGCGTTTTTCAATTTCTGCAGTTGCGATTGCAACGATTTCTGAAGCTATCTGTTTTTGCATCATTTCATCAGGTATGTGTAAAATCATTGCTTCCACTCCTTTTCTTCTTAGTATTTCAAGCATAACAAAAAAGGCACCCAGCCGATAAGCTAGGTGCCTTGTATTTATCCTCCTACGCCGCCAAGCGCTTGTTTGCTTGCACGGTAAAATTTACGGTTCATTTTGTTTAATTCACTTGGGTTATTCGCATCGACATTGCCAATGTGGATATGTTGTTCCACTTTGGATGGCTGTACTTTGCCGCCAATACCTTTTCGTTTTTCTTCGTCTGATAACGGAGTAACAGTTGTCTTGCCGTTTTTGTTCGTAAGCAATTCTGGTCCAGCTTCACCAACGATCGCTTGGCCATTCAGTACATGACCGCCATCTGCCAAATAAGGCAAAGTAGAAATGCTAAAGCTTTTTCCGCCTACGCCAGGAACCCATTTCGGAATTTTAATGTTATTAAGACCACCTAGAAAAGCATTAATTAATCCAATCATTCCATTAAAAGGTGCTTTTGCCATGGCTGCAATTCCATCAAAGATACCACCGAAAATGTTTACAACGCCGTTCCAAGCTCGTTCCCAATCACCTGTAAATATTCCGGTTATAAAATCTATAAATCCGGTGAAAATTCTCTTACCAGCATCGAAAAAGTTTTGGAAATTTTGAATGATTCCTCCAAAAATATTGCTAATGTATCCGCCCATAAAATTAAATACTTCTACCGCTATATCAGAAACACCTTGGAAGAATGCATTCACACCGTTCCTAAACCATTCAACATTGTTATAAGCCCAAACTAGCCCAGCAACTAATGCGGCTATTGCTATTACAGCTACGGCAAACCATCCACCAGATAATCCGAATAATTTGCCTAGCCCACTCCACACAGTGGCCAGATCTTTAACCCCAGCGGTGATCTTGGTAACGGAACTCATAAGCGTTCCTATGACAACCAAAGCTGGTCCGATTACTGCAGATATACCAGCGAGTGTAATAATCCAGTTCTTAGTGCCTTGATCCAGAGAATCCCACCAGCCTTTAAAACTCTTCAAAGCATCAATCGCCATTTCAAAGAAAGGTAATAAGCTGATTTGGACGGATTCACCGACGTCTGCTAAAGCAAATTTCGCATTGTTCATCGCACGATTAGCCGCGTCAATAGGATCTTCTGTTTCTGCAAATGTATCAGCCACTGCACCGCCGCTTTCTTTTGCTACTTTTGCTAAATCATCCAAGGTAAACGTTCCTCGTTTGATTGCGTCAACCATTTTATCTGACCCTTTTCCAAATACTTCATTAGCAATTCTCAAAGCTTCTGTTTCGTCTTTTGCATTCAGTATTGAATCGATTGTTCCCTTTAATCCGTCTTGTAACGATAGATTGTCTTTGGCGTATACAACTGAAGCTTTAGACATCTTGCTTAACATTGTGCTTGAGTCAACCCCAGCTTGCTCAAATTTACCAATTAAGGTCACCCCTTCATCGAAACTCAATCCTAATTGTTTGATTTGAGGTGCACCATCAATCGCCTTCTTCATAAGGTCATCAACTGATTGTCCTGTGTTCTGGGAAGTTTTGGTAGTAACATCTAATACATCGTTTAAATCATCGTAGGATAGTTCATAAGCTTCGATCGATTGTCTAGCATAAATTGCTGCTTGCGAGACATCCGTATTATTGATATCGGCATATTTCAATAGGTAGTCTGTTGAATCTTCAAGTTTTTTGTCCATGAACCCAAATTGAGTATTCACTTCACCAATTGCTTCTCCAACCGTTTGTAGTTCTAAGTGAGTATTTGAGCCAACGTTTTCAAACGAGGTAGACAAACGATCAGCAACATCGCCTGTTGCGCCTGTCTTTTGTATAATAGTGTCCATAGCTTCATCAACTTCTGAGAATGCAGCTAAACCAGCAGCCCCAACTGCCATAATCGGCGCGGTAACGCCTACGGTCATTTTCTTGCCAACGCCCGCAACCTTTTCGCCAGCTTCTTCAATTTTTTGTAACTTTTTGGCTGTATCAATAGATACATCACCTTGTTCTTTCAATGCTTCATTTGTTTCATCCAAAGCGGCTTTTAATTTGTTTTGCCCGGTTTCGGATTCAAGCATCTTCTTATAAAGTTTTTCAGATTCTGCCGAATACTTACCAGTTTCTTCAACCGATTTTTCATACTGTTCGCGCAAAAGTTCTGTTCGCTTTTCAGCAAGCGTTAACTGGGTTTCCAATTTCTTTTTGGTAACTGTCAACTTCTCAGTTGCAGTCGCATTTTTATCCATAGCAGACATCTGATTGTTGAATTCAGTTACTGCTAAGTTCATTTCACGATTGATCCCCTTGATCGTTTTAGAGTAATTGACTTCTCCATTTGTCTTGAAATTCAAGACAACATCGGTTTCTCTTACACTTCCTGCCATATTTTACTCTCATCTCCTTTGCATTTTCTGTCTTCTGATCGCAAGAAATTCGTCTTGTTTATTCTTCATTTCTTGCATTAGTTTATCGTATTTCACACCGTCTACTTCATTGCTTTCCTGAAATTCATTTATTAGAAACGTGCAAATCTCCAACCTTTTCGAAAGCAACGAACAATAAGCCTTGATATACTCTCGATTAGAGCTGTTTTTCTTCTGAATCAGCCTTAATTCTCGCTCGATCGCTTTTAACTTTCGAAGTAATTCTTTGTAATTTGAAATTGAATCAAAAGAGTTTCCTAAGTCTGTTTTTACCGTGTGTTGATACCAAATATTATCCGCCTTATCCCTCAAATATTCTAATCTATTCATTTTTATCCCTCGCTCATTCTCTGGTTGTTAGAAAGTTCATAAATTCATCTACTTCTGGACTTCCTATTTTTGTTTTATCATTCTCGACTACCAATCTAAGCAATTCTTTAACTGCGGCAGTATATCTATTGATCATCGTGTTATATGTCTTGACTGAAGCCGATTCTTTGTAAAATTCTTGGCTGCCATTCTTGAAAAGTTCAATAGACCCATTTTTATTGATATCTTCTTCAAGTTCTGACAAAGTAACATTCATAAATGAAACTCGCTCAATCAAACCTTTGACTACTTCAGCGCTACTACTGGGTACTCCGTCCATTAATGTTGTTAGTCTTTCTTTCTCAGCCGCTATTCGTGCTTCTTTTGCTTTCTTTTTCAATGTTTGCCCCCCTCCCGTGTATGGACCTGTGTGTTTTTCGGAGTTCCATCCCCGATTCCTAACCGATTTATTTTTTATAAAAATAACGGGGGGATAAATCAATCCCACACCGTTAATCATTTAATTTAATTTTTAATTTCAAATTTATTATTTGGCATGCCATTCAGTCTAATGATTTCATCTAAGTAGTTACTCACTGATCGTTTAACATCATGGAAATAAGAACCCAACCTTGAGGTATAACCCCATCCTCCTTTGTAGTATTCTCGTTGGACATTATCCAATATGTTTTTGTTCTTAATGCCCAACACATCTATAAGTTGTTTCATTGAGCTGTTATGCGATTTGATTAACTGATCATTTAATTGGAACAGTCTAGTAGTTTCTGTTCCCAGTAAAGCAGTTACTTCAGCGAATCCTTTGTTGTCAAATAGTTCTTTTGCTTCAGACAATAAAGCAGCTTCTTTTCGGTTGGTTTCATTTTTCAACTGATTGATATAATTAAGATAGATACTATTGGTGATCTCTGCACGTTCTTGGTACGCCTCGGCAATCACCTTCTCAAGATCTTCAATATCCTTATTCGCTTCTTTGTTAGCCTTGAATGTCTCTAGACTATACTTACCTTTTGCTGAAGCATTCTTCTCTCTCTTTTCAACCAGACTATCTAACTCTTTCTCCAACTCATTGATATTGATATCGATCTCTTTTAATTCTTTTACCTCTGGTGTGGTTACTGTGTACTCTACTGTCATGCTTGATTCGCTCCTTTGATTTTTTCTTTGAGTTTACTTACTACTGTTTTCTTAGGTTCTTTGATCTGTGTTACTCGTTCTTTCTTATATTGAGCCAACAACTCTCTGCGGCGCTCGATGGCAATTTCATTTGTACTGTCTTCCTCGATCAGCTTATTTAATTCGACTAACGATAGCTTTTTAATAGCATCTGGATTTTCTTCCAGCTCTTGCTTCATTTGTTGTTCTTCAAGGTATTTCTTCCATTCTCTGTAGCTAAAGAAATCATCTTCTGTTTTCATTTGCCAACTCCTCTACTTTCTTGCGAGTACCAGGATCTAACCCATTTGTGTTCTTTGCTACCAAGGTGAGCATTGCTTTGCGTTTAAACTCAGCGGTACAAATGCCTTTAAGCAAAACCAACTTCTTCTTATCAGTTAACACTCCATCCCGATCCTCATTTAGAGCATTCTCCACTTGCTCAGGACTTAGCCCCGTGACTTCACACAAATGCTTCTGTTTGATTTTGCGTGTCTTCATAATCTCTACAATAGTCATTTACACTTTCCTTTCTGCTTAATCAGTCAAACCATATATCAATAAACTTTATATACTCGTCTCGAGGTTCCATTTTCTTTAATCGAAGGTACATCTTTAGCTGGCGACCCTGTGTAGAGTCCTGTTTGAATCTTTTCGCTTTGGACCTATCTTGCGTGAAGATATAGGAATCTGGATCCGCGCGATTGCCGCTAATGATTTTGTAGTCCTTCAAATAAATAGTTCCTACGCCTAGAATGTATTCCTCTAGTTCGTCAGCATCAATTTCGATAAACTCTTTTCTCAATCGATTGAGAATAGCCTGTAATTTCGCCTCTGACTTGCTCCTGATTTTTCGGTATTCAAGAATTGATATCCCTCTTTTTTCAGCCAATACTTTATCCGTAACTGGTGTATAGGTTCGATAACCGTTATGCATAAAACTAAAGTTGGCACCTTGTTCAGTTTCGTAATACTTCTCAGAAAGAATTAAAACATCTTCTTTTGGCAGCTCTTTTAAAGCAGTAAATAGCAAACGAGCATATCCTGCTGTATTCCCCTCTTTTAAATGATTTCTATTTACCACAAAGGCCTTCCATTGAGTGAGTATCCATTTTGGGCGAATGTCATAATCATAAACCACTATCCAAACACCTCCGCCATTAGTGCAATATTCGAAAACAAATCATCTGTTAGTTCAACCTTTTCTTGCGGCACTTCCCATTCATATCTGAACGCCATAGCTGTTTCTATCTCGAATATTTCATCGAGTGCTTTCTGTTTCAAAGATGGGCTTTCAACCCTTTTTAAAAGGCTATCACGTTCATTTATAGGCAATTCATTTAAGAAGTGCATAAAATGTTTGTGCCTAAACTTCCAACGCTCTATCCGCTTGTCAATGAGCATACACGCTTCAACGTTATCTGCTACTAAATAATCAATCTTGGGAGCTTTTGCATGGATAGCAATTTCATCATAGGCAATTCCTGTGCATAGGCTTTGGCAATAAAGTTCTTGCCTGATTAATCGTTTTTCTTGTTCCAGCTTTCTGATATAAGCCTCTATGTTCAAATAGCGGTTTAAATTGTATTCACTATCCATGCTTCCCTCCTAAAAAAACAGTATTCTATTATGTTGCGGCTTTGATCGTTGGTCTAGCTTGGGATTGTCATCATCTAGGACGGCTTTTTCAGCAACCGCAGTATACAGTTTTCAAAGGACAACTAATAATAAAAAACGGACACGAGACGTCTGCCATATTACTGGCTTTTTTCGTCTCATATCCGTTGGTTCTTCCTAATCAGATATTATTATTAAGTTGTCTTTATTATACCATATTTGAGCGATAAAATCTTTATGAAACGTTGATATATCAGCTTTTAACACACTTTTTCATTCTAATTTATTTGTTGTTTTCGTCTCATATCTGACTACTTGACCATCTTTTACGATCAGGATAATTTCCCCATATTCTGGTAGTGTAAGTTCTACCGTTTTCGTTGGTTTGTCAATGTATAATTTATCTGCGTTCATCGTTCCATCTCCTTATTTTGCAATTTTTAATGAATCTTGCCAGTTTTTTAGATCTGCTTGTTCGATATTCGTGATTGTTTGTTCCATGCTCTTAAATTGGTTCCTGAACGCTTGAAGGCCAATAGTCCGTTCAGCTTCGTTGGTAGCGATAAACATGCCGCCTTCATATCCTCTGACAGAAACAATAGGCACTCCTTTTGCTCGCAGCATTTGAATAACTGCTTTTACGTCTCGTTCGTCCAAATCAATAATAGAGCATATATCTGGTACTTTAATTTTCCTTTCAAACCCTCTCGGAATTAATTCAAGTACCGATTGTTCAATAATCGTAAGTTCTTCCATTACATGCCTCCGTTCATTTTTTTAATTTTCCTCAAATATTGGATAGTCATTTGGATAGAGATTATGACTCTTGAAATCCAAATCATTTCTTGTGGCCAGCTTGATAATATAACCAGTTTTTTTAAACGGTGAATGTGGGTTAGTGCAATGCGCCACCCTCATTCCATCTTTCTTTCCGTGAAAATGCCATTTCGAACAATACGGACACCAAACTGCATATTGTGATCCTGTATCATAAGCGATTAAAATTGGGTATTTTCTTTCATTTTTATTAGTTTTCAGTGTTTTCACTCCTATCTTCTTTGCGTGTGTATTCCTTAGATAAATATAGCCGAACCATCCGAACCGTTAGTACAAAACCCTGATTTATCAACATTTCCACTGCTGTTTATTATCGAACCACTAAGTACCTAAACCGAACCATACGGAACCATTAAGTACCTATTCATTTGTTCGAAAATTCTGGTTCGGGTTGGTTCGATTTTTTTCTTGGTTGGTTCGACTTCAGAATACTGCTATACCAACGTTTTCCAAAACAGGTTCGGATGGTTCGGTATTTTTCACTTCTTCCAGACACACACTCAGTCTTCGATCGAAATATATTGCTTCAAAAACAAATGAATGTAACGTTTCATTCGCTGATTTTCTACTCTTGGGTTCTTTTTATAAATCCCTATTTTTTCAAGTTGCTTAGTAAACTTCGGTTGAGATAGTTCTTTGAGGTTTTCCCTGAAACAAAAATTTCTATATTCTTCGTATATCATTTTAGAAGAATCTCCCTCACTTGATTCCATGTCAACCTCGCACACTTCTTCAATGAACCTCATTATATGATTCGATTCTTTCAACCATTTATCTTTTGCTTGATTCATCTTGTCTGATACAGTCAGTTCTTTGCGGTCTAGCGCTTCTTTAAACATCCTTATGCAATAGGTGGCGAATAGTGGGATCTCTTTCTCAATGGCCTTCAAATCGTGTTTAGTTTTAAAACTTTCGTCTATCACGCAATCAAAAGGAACTACATATAAGCGCCTCTCAAAACCGTGTGTGAAGTCATTGAACGCTGGCAACTCGTTGGCTGAAAATATCAACTTCGCAAAATTCACAAACATAAAGTGATCTTTTCCTTTAAACTCAGCAGATAAACGATCCCCACCAGTGAGGGCTTTGAGTAGCCCTGTTGACTTGAGAAACTCGGAATCAACATCCGCAAACAGATTGGCTTCTTTCTGAAATAGGTTGGCACCAGCAAAACGATTCTGTTTGTTCCCTAATTCTTGAAGCGTCATATTGCTGGTATTGTCCTTACCGATGACTTTTGTTAGAAAATCTAAGAAAGTGGATTTACCATTCTCGCCACTCCCTTGCAAAATCGTTATGGTTTGAAAAGGTGCATAACTTCGATAGAAACAGTATCCTATGATTTCCATTAAATGCTGCGCGCTTTTTTCATCACCAGTCAAATCTCGCAGCCATTCGATTGACTTCTCTGGCTTCAAATTTGATTTCGGATCTACAACATAATCATGACTTTGAAGAATATAGTCTTTAGTATCGTGCGGTTTCAGTTCACCAGTTTTTATGTTGTAAGTTCCGTTTTTAAAATTGGCCAGATACGGCTTGCTATTGTTAAAAGGATTTTCTTTCATAGCCGGGTCAAAAATCTTAATCATGATGAACTTTTTTGTTTCACCTAGTTTTTGCTGGCTCCACTTATTGAAAGATTCCAATTTGTCAGTGATATAACCGTCTAAAAAGTCGCTTAAACTATCGATTCGCCATGATCCTGTTTTTTTATCAAACCTCGCACCGTAGAGCAAACCATTTGTTCGGATCATTGGTATCTCGTTCATAATTTCATAACCTAACTTAGAAGCATTTACTTTAGTGTTTCCTTTTTCATCTGTGTAAATCCAAGAAGGCAGTTTCTTTTCTTCGCCAATCTTCTTTTTTTGTAATTCTTGTAACTCAATAATTTCACTCAATTGGCTCCCAACTCCTTTTTCGCTATCGAATAGAATGTTTCCTCCACTTCTTTTTCGGATAGCGGTTCTGTAAAATATTGATTGGCGACTTTAACTAATTCGAATACTGCCTTTACATCTACTGCTCTTGCCAACAACCCCCCTGTGATTTGTGCAATGCGATTATTGAGATTTCCCTCTTCACATCCGCATACAATGCTTTCGAAAAGTTCAGTAGTTGTATTCCTATATCTTGACCCGCCTTTTTTGAATTGGCTTGTGTTTTTGTACAATTTTCTTGAAGTTACGCCTCCTGTGTCTTGCTTGTAGTCTTTCAGCCAACGTTTTGCGGCATCTAAGCCATCAGATATGGGAAATAATTTTTCTCCGCCATGGACAATAATTTGTTCTTGCTTAGTATATTGTGTCAACACTGGTAGTAACTGTATTTGCGACCAGGTAAGGTTTGACTGATCCGCATTGTGGATAATGCCATCCAGTATTTTATTTGAAAAAAAGTAAATCAGTAGCTTGTACTCTTGTTCATTCACTGGTTTATCCAGTGGAATAACTAACCTATAGCGTACGCCTTTTAACCCATGACTAACACTTGGATAAAGAACATAAGCAAACTTGGCTAGTTTTTGTTTGATGGCAGCTATCAAATCAATTTCAGATACGGTCACATCATCTAAATCTAAAATTAGGCAATCTCGATTGATTAAATTTTCATTTTTTCGTATCAAGGCCTTCATTTCACCAGCTATGAACCCATCAATTACAATCGTTTTTAATTTCTTCTGTTCTTCGGGATCATCAGAAATATTGACTTGAAGCGGTACATACTTGGAAAAAAACTGAATAATAGTTTTATCAATTGGTGGTTCCATAATGGATGGCCGCACTTTTCCTATATAAATCATTGTGTCACCTCACCTAGCTTTTCCATATCCTCAGCGTGTTTGTCCGCTAAACACTGAATACTTGCAATAATAGCTTGTATTTTGCTTATATCTTCAAGTTTTGTAGAATTCCCTTGCAAAAAATCGTGAGACATTTCAAGTAATGCTGAAACAGCGATATTTATATAACTTGAATCAGCGATTAACACATCTATATCAATATTTTTGTTCATTCTCTTCATTCCTCCATCAATATGTATTAGAATTAGAGAAAAGAAAGATAGGTATAGTACCTACGTGTAGCCATTTGCTGATTCCGCCAAGAATCTTTACAGCAAAGGCTTTTTCTTTTCTCCATCCATAGTTTTTTTACTCCAAGTCAATACCTAACAACATAGCCAACAAATCAATTTCACGATATAAAATATCTTGATACTCATTCAGGGTTAGGTTTCCCTCTATTTCTGCGGTTGCGAGTTCGTTCAAACTTTTCACAACAGAGGTAACCGTTGGCTCTTCAGGTACCATTCCTTGACACTCCATTTGTTCGTGCAAGGAATTATAAACATCAGTTAAATTTTGCCCCTCGATATTTGCTAACTCTTTTGCTGCTTCTTTTGAAATAACCTCGCTTAAAAATTTCTCGATTGCTTGATTTTGTGTGATTTCCATTGTTATTTCTCCTATATCAAACCATTTGAGACTACCGTTTGATTGACTTGCTTTCACTTGCCCCCAGCAACTAATTAAATTTCAAATTGCGCCATCCATTCATCAACCTTTTTCCGATTACAACGCTTCGTCTGACTGATTGTAGAAACTGGAAAATCCAATTCTTTGATAAACTTAGATAAATTGGATCGTGATACTTGCAAATATTCACAGGTCGTTTCTAAGTCCATCCATTCTGGGAAAAACCGTTTCTCCGCTTCACGCTGCATTGTTTCCGCCCATACACGACTAGCAACATCTGATAGTTGTTGCTCGATAGTCGGGCTTAAATCTACTTCTAACTTCATTAGCATTCACCTACCCCAAAAAATATTCAGTTTACATATATTAACGAATGTTGTAAACTATACATACATAGTAAAACATGAAAGAACATCTGTCAACTGTATATTCTATTTTTTCTAAAAAATGTAATGTATACCTTCAGAAAGGAGATAATAATGCTATACTTTAAATTGGATAAATTAATGGATGAAAGAAATCTAAGTATTAACAAAGTTTCTTCGGAAACAAAGATTTCAAGACCAGCTCTTACGGCAATGTACAATAACGAGTCACGGGGGGTTCAATTTGAGACCCTCGAGAAACTGATGGAATACTTGAACGTATCATTGGATGAATTAGTAGGTGAAAGAATAGACCAAAATATGTTCATTTTCAAAACAACCGTTTCAAAAGAAAACTTAATTAAAGCAGAAAATGACGACATAGAAGCTAGGGAAGACGGTTATATTGAGGTCAAACCTTCTCAAGCACTTCCTTATGATGCTGTCTTAATGGAAAATGAAAAAATCGGAAAAAAATTTAACTTTGTTGTTTATCCTATAGACAATATAGGACAAAACTCTCCGTATCCTTTCAAACAAGAAAAAAAAATAACGACATTACTGATTGCTTTTTATAGGACTGATGAACACGGTAAAAAGCTTGAAATTGGTGATATAAATACTTTCTTGGGTAATCTAAATACTGATGCTTCTATCAGTTTATGTCAGCATATATTCGATTCTTGGTTTTCTATATATAAGTCATTAAAAAAAGAGGCAGAAAATTTGTTATCTGATTTTTTACTTTTTGATATTGGAATAATGGAAAGGAAAACTAGAATACATTTAATTGCTAAAGTAGAGAAGAAAGCCAAAGGCTCTGGAGTATTACTAAATTTCGATACTTTTAAAAATGAATCTAAAATTAGAGGTAATGATAAGTATTCTTCTTCTCTAGAATTCAAAGAAATACCTGGCGACATGCAAATACCTTAATTTTTTTAAAACTAACCTCCACCACTTGCCCCCAGCAGTACCAGGAGGGAATAATATTGGCAAAATTTGAACAATTTAAAGATAAAAACAATAAAAGAAAATGGTTATTCAGTGGATATGTTGCTACTGATCCTATTACAGAAAAAAAGATTGTCACCACTCGTAAGGGTTTTGACACCAAAGCAGAAGCAAGGCTTGAGTTTGATAAATTGAAAGCAAGCATTCTAAAAGGCTCTAAAAAGAAACGTACAATCACATTCCAAGAGCTGTATGACGATTGGTTGGAACAACACAGAAAAAGTGTTAAATCTTCTACAGTCGCCACCAATAGACGGTTTATTGAAGGTCATGTATTGCTAAAATTCGGCAAGTTAAAACTAGACCAAATAACCGTTTCTTTTTGTCAAAAATGTGTGAACGAATGGCACGACAAATACAAGCAATATCACTATATAAGACGTGCTACTGCTCAGGTCATGAATTATGGCGTATCCATGGAATTAATGGAAAGTAACCCCATGAAAAAGACGATTCTTCCACGCAAAAAAGAAGAGGAAAAGAAACCTAACTTTTATAGTAAAGATGAATTACACGAGTTTATGACATTCGTTAAAACACTTGATAACTATAAATACTATGCGTTCTTCCGTTTGCTTGCTATCACTGGCATGCGTAAATCTGAAGCGTTGGGACTGTATATTAAAGACTTAAACATATTTAACAAAATACTAACAATCGGTAAAACGATAGCCATTGATGAATACGATCAGGTTGTTATACAGACCCCTAAAACAAAAAATTCATACCGCACCATCAGCTTAGATGATGAAACGATACGAATTTTGCAAAAGTGGTTCAGTATTCAAAAAGAAGATTATTTCAAACTTGGGTTTAATACTTCAAAGGCAAAACAACTCATGTTTAGCAATATGAGTAATGATTTATATTATCCGCAAGTGGTAAACGATTGGCTTGATTGGATCTATGATAAAGCAGACAAAGAAGGCTGCGCTTTAAAAAGAATAAGTCCTCATGGTTTCCGACATACTGCTTGTTCGCTTATGTTTGAAGCTGGCGCAACGATTAATGAGGTTCAGAAGCGCTTAGGTCATAAGGATGTAAAGACTACCATGAATATTTATAGCCACGTTACACCGCAACAAGCAGAAAACACCAGTCAGAAGTTAGCAAACTATTTAGGTTTCTGA